ATATTCAGCAGGACTAAAGATTCCTTGAGTCTGGATTCCACAGAAGATCGTCTGACTAGGCTTTGGAACATCATCTGTCAAAGTGTATTGGTTAACCCAGAATTTCCCAGATTTAACCAGTTTGGCAGTCAATTTGCCCTGTGTTCGCAGTTTTCTAGCAGTAGAAATTACTGTTGCTTGTGACATACCAGTAGCTTCAGCGACTTCTTGAGAGGTCAATGGGCCATCTTGTAATGCTTGAATAATGGCGGCTTGAGTCATTTGTATAGGTTTTCTAGGTTAAGGGGTCTGTTAAGGTGGAGTTCTAGTGTTCTAGCAAGTAATGCTGTGACTGCAGCAGAGAAGTCCTCTGGCTCATCAACATAGACACTAGCCATGCGATTAGCGTATCCCTGTAGGGTTTCCGCACATTTTTGTTCAAGGTTTTCGTAGTTCATAAAAAGAATACTAGTGTTGTTTTTAAGTTTGTCTATTAGGGTATGTCCTAATATAAAAAGATAAAATACTAGTTTACAGTTACTTCACCTTAACAAAACAGGAGAAGGTTAATGAACATTGAAGTACTCCGTCATGTGCGTCAATTATTTCAAGGGTACTGTGTTGACGAACAAACAAAAAGGTCCTACCAACGAAAATGGATCAGATCTGTTCGCCAACTTGGAGACAAGTATTTATTGGCTAAAAAAGTGGAGAGATTGCAATGACTTCACTATTTGAGCAATATAAAAAACAGTTTGCAGAAATTCCTTACTGTTGTTACTGCTTGGAGCCAAAAGGTGATAAGTGGCATTGCTGCCAAGAAAACCACTTTATCGAGTTTAAAGACTTAGATATTGAAGAGCAAAAATATATCATTGAATCTGAATTAGACGAGAATCTTTAAGGAAAAATCATGGGCGTTCATAAAAAGTTAATGGAAGCACGAATTGCTTTGCAATCTGCACCTCTAAAAAAATCTGGTCATAACAAGTTTGCAGGGTATCAATACTTTGAACTTGGTGACTTCTTGCCAACAATTAATCAGATCTTCTATAAAGTAGGTTTGTGTGGCGTAGTGTCGTTTGACAAAGACTTGGCTACTCTGTGCATCACAGATACAGATGACGGCTCACAGATCGTTCTGACAAGCCCTATGGCAGAAGCAAACCTAAAGGGATGCCATCCAATCCAAAATTTGGGTGCTGTGGAGACTTACACCAGGCGCTATCTTTGGGTGTCAGCTATGGAGATTGTTGAGCATGATGCGCTTGACTCTTCACCACCAGTCAAAGAAGAAAAGCAAGCCCCTGTGATTACACCAACACAGGGTGCAATGGACAACATTCCTGCAGAGGAATTACAGTACTTGCAAGAAATGGCAGTTGAATTGATTGCCATGTGTGAGCAAGGTGATCCCAAGGAAGCTTGGGTTAAGTTGGAATCAGAGAACCTTGATAGCGAACAAAAAGTAGCTCTCTGGACCCTGCTTCCTAGTAAAGTGCGTTCAGCGTTAAAGAAAGCTAAGGAAATTTAATATGGAAAAGCGTGACAACTCAGGCGTTCTATTCAAGAACGATAAAAAAGAAACTCCAAGCCATCCTGATTACAAAGGAAACATCACAGTTAATGGTCAAGACTATTGGTTGTCTGCATGGATCAAAGAGGGCAAAGGCGGTAAGTTTATGGGACTAGCCCTTTCACCTAAAGAACAACAAGCAAAGCCATCAGAGCGTTCTAAAGTAAAGAACTTTGATGACTCGGATATGCCGTTTTGATGTTGGGGTAGCACCCTAACCACACTTGGAAGCTGTAACAGTATCGGGATAAACAAGTTGGAAAGCATAGACCTAATGACTCGCTTGGCTTATGGGTGCAAACCATGTATGACAGCAGAATACTTAGGTAATTCCCGACCATTTACGAAGCCGAAAGTTGAGGCAGCGATGTGGACAGTCCTAGGCAACCAGAAGCATCTTCAAGCAATACAAGTAGGTTTCACCAATACGAGGGGAAAACGGCTAGAAATAGCGGACGAACGCCAGTACCCTCACCAATTTTTTAACAGGAGTGAATAATGAATGAAATTTTCAAAAACATGAAGCAATCAATGGATCGATTTTTTGGTACAGAACCAAAGATGATGGTCAGATCAACAGATCCAGATACAAGCATAGATGCTGCTGAAAAGGTTGATTCAACAACTCTTGAGCAAAAGGTCTATGAAGTTATTGCTAAGTATCCAGATGGATGTATTGCAGATGATGTAATGACGCACTTCCCAAATCATGGAGTGCAAACAATTAGCCCACGTTTTGCACCATTGATCCGCAAAGGATTTATTGAAGATACTGGTGAAAGACGCAAATCAAATACGGGCCATTCTCAACGTGTTTTAAAGGTGATCAAATGAGCTATGCTGCAGTAGAAATTAAGATAATTCAATGGGCTGAAGCTCGTAAGATTATTCCAAATAGCAACCCAGAATCTCAGCTACTTAAAGCAGTTTCTGAAATTGGAGAACTTGCAGATGCCACCATTAAAAAAGATCGGGAAGCGATTATTGATGCTGTTGGCGATGTTATGGTATGTATGGTTAATTACTGCGCTCTACAAGACCTAGATCTGGTAGACTGTATGGAAGTTGCATACGATCAGATCAAGAATCGTAGGGGTACGCTTTTGCCTAATGGAGTCTTCCAAAAAGAGGCTTGATGGTTTGTAGCTTATAAGCTACTTAGCAAGTAAGTAAAGACCCACATTTGAGAATGCGTACCCTGCGTACACAATGGCCATTTGTGGGTTATCTTTCCATAGTTGTTCACCAGCTATATAGGCGTAGATTGCCCCTGTGAGAATAATTAACCATGAACTCATAGTTCGCTCACATCAATCACTTCACCTCTAAATTCAACTAAGCCTTCGTCAAATTTATGGACTAACTCAGGCCATAAAAGTTGACCATTGAAAAATGTTAAGACTGCAAATCCTGATCTATGGTTGCTAGGATTTAACTCACCATAAGTAAACTGTGGGCCATCTGGTTCGGCAAGAGTTCCTGTATCAACGCCATAACGATTTCCGTTGTAGTCAGAGAATGGTGTTACTTTAAGCGAATGCAAGTGGCCTGTAACAATTGATACACCAGCATTAACAGTATTGTTATGGGTAGCATGAACTCCACCCTTGAATCTGTGCTTAACAATTACATTTTGTGTAGGCCAACAAGCCCAACAAAACTCCCAATCTGGGATATGGTCAGATAACTTAAATCCTTGTACCTCTTTAAATTGAGGTGCATGGTTAGCTAATTTAGTTGCAAAACGATCATCGTGATTGCCAAATGTAAACACTAGCTTTACATTGTGGCGTTCTGCCTTGGCTGCTTCCTCAATTTCTCCAAGCATTGCCTGACAAGCCTTTAGTTCTTGAATAACAGAAGTTTGAGGGAGTTCTGTTGCGCCATAACGAGATATAGATGCACCATCAAAAGCATCGCCATTACAGATTACAGCTTTAGGCTTAAACTCTTGAATAGCCCATAAAAGCCCTTTAAAGGCAGTAGAGCGTTGACCTGGTATGAAGTGAGCATCAGAAAAGACAAGCACTACACCATCTTCAATTCCTAACTCTATTTGCTTTAATGGAGAAAAAGATTTCTGACGTTTCTTTTCATAGTGAACTGCACGAATATCAGCAGAAGATAACTTGATCTTGTAGTGATCTTCAATCCATCTTCTGCGCAAGAATACAGCACGAGTATGGATTCCTAGATGTTTACCAACTGCAGATGCAGACTGTAATTCAGTCCATAATTTTATGAATTCAGCATCTGAACAACTTTGATTATGAGCGCCCATTAGAATCCTTAGTCAATAAGTTTTCAAGTAGATTTATGACCCTATGCTCTTGCATTTCAATATCATCATCTGATGATTTTGGGTCTGTCGCTACAGCCATTAAATCGTGCAAAAAGATATGCAATAACTCATGGAGTGCAGTTCTATCTAGGCTGTCTGGCGTGATCTTTTCAGCACCAAAATCACCAAGTCTGTAAACAGCAAGACGAGCAGAATCGTTAAACTCAACGGATGCCATTGCTTGTTTGGCGGGTTTGATTCCCTTCTCAATTCTCCAGTCACCTAGATTAAGAATTCTTTGCCACCTTGCCACGCATTTGGCAAAAATAAGTGCGTCTTCTTGTGTTGGAATATTAGGCATTTCAACACCTTATAACAATATTATTACAATTTAGTTTAAGCTGTTAGCACTTGTAAGGCATGTTCGATATGCTTTATTCGATCTTCAAGGCCAATAAAGCCACCATTTATCTTCTTTGTCATGGTTTTGAAATCTCGGACATCTGCAAATTGATTCAGTTTGTGGGTGTCCCAGAACCAACCTGCTGTAAGTGCAGCGTACTGTGGAGTAGCAACTAACTCTGGTTGCATGATGAAATCAACACCTAGTGCTTGACCTGCATGGTGGTAGTTTGCAGATCCAGTCAACTGGATACATCCTCTGCCTCTGAAACGATATCCATCCCCAGAAGCCTCATCTCTGTTGCCCATACGATTGGAGTAAACAGTATTGGCAATCAACTTAGGATTACGAGCGCAAGCCTGTGCTTTGGCAGCATCAAAGCGTTTAGGCCATAACTTCTGCAAAGCTTCTGCACGATAGTTCAAGTTTTCTTCCAAGATTCGGAAGTTGCCGCACTCATGCCCACATTGACCAATAAATGCTGCCTGGCGAACAGGTGTAGATATATCAAAACGCTCAAAAGTAGCATTTAGGGCATCAACCCATTCAGGACCAATGTGTAGCTTTTTAAGTTGTTCAGCGTTGACCATTTAACAAATTCCTTGCTTCGTTATAAGCATCTATACAAGCATTCAATTGAGCAGTATTCCTATCACCTTGAGCCACTATTTCTGCGATGGCGGCAAGGGTTGCTCTGTCGGCATCAGAAGTTTCGTTAGCCTGTCTGTCAGGTTTACTGGTTGCTTCGTCCCTATTGATGGCGGGAGAGGCGGGAGTTGTGGGGGCTTGTACACAACTGGCGGTGGGGAGGCGCACCCTGCCAGCACGAATGGCACGATCAAGAGCAGTTTGCTTTTCATTGATGACATTTGTAGTCTCCTGTAACTTAGTTGCATTGGCATTGATTTGCTCAGTTAATTTCTGTTCTTTTGCTCTGGATTCCTCGTTTTTACGAGCAATTTCAATCTGCATTTCAGCATCTCGATCTTTCCATCCAAAGTGATAACCACCCCTGTAACTGCCAAACAGAGCAATAGTTACTCCAAGAATCAGCCAAGGTAGTGGTATACCAAACATCATTCAACCTCTTTTCTTGCCATTGCCATGTGTTCACGCTCGGCATTGTCTTCCAGATGGTCTGGAGGAGTTGTCGGAGGTGGCCCAGGTGTCCAAGATTCATCTAACTCAGGATTTGTCCAAACAGGCATAGCTCCAAATGGTTGACTAGGCAATCCATAAGCAGACTGAGAAGGAGTGTAAGATGTGCCATAGGACGCATTATTTCCATAGCACATAGGTTGCATAGGAGGAGTAGGATTTGTCGGCTTAAAAGCGTTTGCAGCGGCTCCTACAGCCCTTTTACTCATAACCCCACCAATACCGCCAACAATTAGCAGAACAATGTCGTTCAGCATCTTGGTATAGGCTTGATCTATCGGAGCCATAGACTTAATTGGCTGTGTCACAAATGTGACAGAGTAGAGCAAGGCAATGACGATAAAGCAAAGGATAAGGGTCACGATAATGACCACAAATCCCCACACCCTAACTTCAATATCTTCAGTTGTTAGGCTTGTTTTCTGGTTGGACATCATTAACCTTTTTCTCCAAGATTGGTGCTACTAGATATTCTGGACACATTTGAGTGAATAAACACTTGGGTTTTTGACACTCTTCAGCATGGAAGTAATCAGGGTTTTGACACTTATATCGATACCTGTCTTCGCATCCAGATAGCATAAATGCTATAAAAATAAGCAAATATTTCATGCCATAACATCCAATTGGTTAACTTTTACCCAATGAGTTTTAATCTCATAGGCTTTCTTTTGTTGTTCGGCCTGACGATTTAACTCTGCTAATCGTTGCATATTCTGTTGGTGGATCACTCTATGAGCCTCCCATAACATTTGTGCATTTTGCTGATAAGTGGTAATTTTCATAAACCAACCTTTCCAAGCAGAAGTTTTACAATCTTGTCAGACAAATCATCAGGTAAGAACCTTAAAAAGCCAACAAACCACCAAGCAGCGCATCCATAGCAGAACACCCTGCAAAACAAATTAAATTGTTTTTGGTATTCGTTCATCGCCCACACTTAGTTTTAGCGCACATATCTCCAATTTCAGATATGCCAAATGCAATAAGTGCAACAAAGAAGACAATTGCTAGACCTGCAATCAGGTAAGTCATTTGTTCTTCTTCTTGCTCTTTTAAACGCTTTTCTTCAGCCTTCAACGCAGCAATCTCTTTGGCATCATCACGATCCATCTCTGCTTGACGAGCTTTAATCTTGTTCCAGACATCAATCTTGCCAGTTTGCATGAACAACATTTTGAGTTCTTCTTCAAATGCCCTAGCTTGTTCAAGAGCCATTTCAATCTGAAGTGCAGTACCCATATTACTGCCGCCTTTTTCACGCTTTGCTTGAAGCATGGCTTTAGTAGCAGCACTTTTAGCATTAAACATCTGCCCCAACATTGGAGCGAGACCGCCAAGATCATTAGCCACTTTACTGGCTTTCTTGACCATCCCAATGGCTTTTTGCAAGCCTTCAAGAGCAGCAATTGGGTCTAAAGGAATCATTTCTTCTCTACCTTTTTCCATTCAATACAGTAGACTTTTCGGTTGTAAACATCACCAACCCAAGACCACTTAACACACCTGTATTCAATAGATACAGCCAGTAAAAAACTAATCATGTCCAAACCCAGATCATCACAGATACACACCAGATGATGAGGCAGACCATACTGACTGCCGCAATGGTTGCAAGCAGCCAGTCTTTCATATCACTTGCTCAACAAGAAACGCTCTGTGCCATATTCTGGCATCTGACCTAACCCATAGTTTGTCAATGGATTAGACGTAATCTGATTCAACAAACCTGGCATCTGAGGCTGTGAACTAGGAAGCATATTCCTCTGGAACATTGGTGATACAGCAAGAGAACGCAATGTTGGTCTTGTAGCAGCACTCAACATAACAGATGGGTTTCCTGCGGCAGCACTAGCAATACCCGCAGTTCCAATATCTAGTGGACTAAAGCCTGGAACACTACCAATCCTTGCAACATTCTGGAAGGCTGTTGGATATGCTCCTGCAGCATTCGCTAGAGTTTGCAGTTCAGCAGGAACAATCTTGCCTTTTCGTGCCAAAGCACCTAAATCCGCACCAGAAACATTTCCTGTTGTTGCATTCAATGCTTTCTCAATGGTGTAGCTCTTAGCAATATCTTGACGAGCTTGCTTAAAGTTATTCATCACATCTGGTTGATTGAAGTTTTGAAGGTTTCTTTCGGCAAGATTTTCCAATTGTTTGGCGGCAAACTTTTGTGCGTTACCAATGTTCTTGTCTTTTGCACCAGCTAATGGAGACAAGTTTGTTTGCGCATCGTCTCTAAGTCGCTTGATAAGCTCAACCAAACCATCGCCATCAAAATTCATCTGCTTCAAACGATTCAAAACATTTAATTCTGCAGTTACATCTACAGTTTTAGCCATGTTTTGCAAACGTGAAGTCTCTTTATTAATCTCAGTAATAAACTGTTTGTCAGAGTAATAAGTTGGATTTGCTCTTAAGGCATCGTATGCTGTGCCCCTTTCGGCTCTAAATTGCTTCAGAACTTCTGGTGTAATTTCAACATCAGGAGCAAGATTTAATGCCTTACGAGCTTGTTCATTAACTAACTGTTGGTTTTTTACAGAAGCAATTTGTGCAGTCTGTTGTTTTCCAGAAATGCCTTCAATAATTTTGTTAATCATTGATGGATTAACTTGTGTAGGAGGCAATGTAGCGCCTTGAGCAATTGCTCGTTCAGCAACCAATTGAGCCTGAGTCAAATTAGCAGGTGCTTTAGGCGTTGTTAAAGCACTTACAGAAGCAGTAGGTGCAGTCAATAATCCACCAACAGCAGCTTCATTCATAACTTGCGCAGGATTAATAGTGCCAGTATCTGCGGCTTGTTGTGCAGCAGATGTAAGGGCAGCAGTACCTGCACCAGTAGCAATATTCTGAGCCAAAGCAGCAGTTCTAGGTGCAGCTTGCATCACAGCAGTAGGAGTCGCAGAAATAATAGACTTCTGCATAGCGCCTGGCAATACCAAGTTAGCAGGATCAAGCAAACCTGTTGCAGCGCCACCAACAAGCAATCCTGGACGCTCTGTAGCAACTTTATAAGTGCCTTTCAGAATGTCGCCAATAGACTGAGTAGGTGCAGGAGCAGGCTGTTGTTTAGTACGATCAATGCCAAGATATTCGTCAGAGAAGCCTAACTTGCTCAAGCCACCAGTAATAGCATTAGCCATCATATTACCAGCGCCTAATGCAAATTGCCCAGTAGTTGTCTTGCCACGCAAAACATCTAATGGGTTAAAGCTTGCTGCAACATCTTGTTGAAATTGTGATTTAGGTTGGAAGGCTTGTTGTCTAACACTAGCCATCAAATCTGTAGTTGGTGCTTGTTGCTGTTTAGGTGCAGGTCCTTGACCACCAGTCAAAGGCACAAAATCATCAGCTGCTACCGATTTAGTAGTTGCTTTAGCTGTTGTTTCTTGTCCGAAAGGAACGAAATCGTCATCAGTTGTAGATTTAGACATAAAGTTTTGAACCTTTTGTACATAATTTTGAGTCTCTTTGAATGGAGGAATACCGCCATGCTTTTGGACATTAGCAGGACCAGCGTTATATGCGGCAGCAACCAATGTAGGATCTTGAAAGCGCTCAGTTAGTTGGCTTAGATATTTAACACCACCTCTGATGTTATCTTTCCAATCCATTCTGTTCACACCAAGATCTTTGGCAGTAGCACCCATCAACTGCATTGGCCCATAGGCACGATCACCAGACTTAGTTTTAGGTCCAATAGCGTTAAATGCACCACCAGACTCTGTATCTACTACGCCTTGTACTAACGAAAGAGGAACCCCTTGGCGCTCTGCCTCTTGTGCAGCAAAAGCAAAGATTTCGTCTTTAGTTGCCATTATTGACCTACTGTATATGTAGAGCCATCAGGCTTCTTAATCAGGATAGCGCCAGTTGATTTACTACGTCCTGCTGTGAAACCAGAAGGAAGTACTGGCGTTCCTTGTGATCCACCTTGTTGCCAAGCATTAATCTGCTCTGTAAGGAACTGGTTAACTTTTGGATGGTTATACAAACGTGGGTTATCAGGAGAGTTAGCCCATGCCGTGTAGACAGACTTAGGATCGCCTGTATAAGCATCAAGAAACTTCTGACGAGCATCATCTTTATCTGCTGCAGCAATCTCAAGTGCAGAAATATACTTTGTAACAAACTTTGGATCAGTTACACCCGTGGTAGCACGATCAACAATGCCACCCTCAAAAGCATTAGCATTGCCTTTAATATTACTCAAGCCTTTTAATACGCCTTGTGAACGCTCTTTGTTAAACAATGAAACATTGCCAACATAGGAATCAAACTTCTCACCAACGCCAGGGATTGCACGAACATAAGATGCACCGCTTGCAAGCCACTCAGTAAACTTATTTGGATCAAGTTGTTCTGCAGCGTTATACAAATATTCAGCAGACATCTTGCGATCATTAGCTGTACTTGCAGCATCTAAAGATGAATTAGCAAACTTGCTATAAAGTTCTGCAGTTGTTTTATTTACTGCTTCTTGTGCAGGAGAAATCTTTGCTACTGCTCCAGGCACTCCACCTGTTGCACTAGTTCCTGTAGCGCCAGCATTAGAATGCTGAGTAAGTAAAGAAGATCGAGGAACATAATATGTTTTACCATCAGCACCAATAACTTGCTCAACTTGACCCTGCGCTTGACCTAATGCTTTGCCTCCTTCAATGGTTTGTAAAGCAGTTGCAGCACCTGGGATAGCCATTTGTTGAATAGTACCTTGTGGAGTAACGCCAATCATAGTATTGGCTGATACTTCAGGAGCCTTAGTCATCAATTGAGACATCATGTAGTTCTGCACAGGATTGGCAGAATACTGACCTGTAGCAGGATTAAATTGAGTCTGGATGCCTTCTTTTTGTGTAGGCAAAGCACCAACAACTCGTCCACTTGCGTCTACTCGCAAATCACCTTGGAACTTAGGTTGCATAGCAGCCAAAGTTTCACGAATCTGTGGTTGCGCAGGATTACCAGCCAAACGCAAAGAGTCCATCAATGCTTGTTGATAATCAATAGGAGCATTCAAAATGTTTTGTTGATTTTGCGCAGCAGTTAAAGTTGGACCTTTACCTTCAGCACTTAATGCACGTTGCCCAGCTTGCATTTCAGTTGGGGTGTATTTCTTCATAAAGTCAGCAACTTCTTGACGTTGACGCTGAGTATTCTGGAAATCAGAAATAGCCTTCTGACCACTCAAATACTGCTCTGGTACTGAGTAAGCAGACTTCAATCCCATAGAAGGATCATTGCTTAACAAAGAGCCAAGCAAGAACTGTTGAGTTGCTTGTTTTTGAAGACTATTCTTTTCGTCATCAGTAAGACCAGTAAGTGCTGCATCAGACAGCAAACCAAGATTAAAAGGCATATTGACTCCTTAAATACCGAGCAAACCAAGCAAACCTTGGCGTGAAGTAGATGATGATTGCATTCCAGAACCACCGCCAACATTGAGTCCCAATGCTTGGTTGATGATCTGTTGTTGTTCCAATGGCAGATTGCGAATAGCATCCAACTGTTGCTGAGAGAACTGCTGTTGGATAGTTCCAATGTTTGCCAAGTTCTGCGCACCAGCAAAACCCATCTGCTGACCAGTAGAAGCAATGTTTGACATTTGACCTGCAGCACCTAAACGCTGTTGGTTAGCAGTCAAACCTGCTTGTTGGTTAGCCAAATTAGCTTGCAAGAAGTTCTGAACATTTGCTAAACCTGCTTGCTGAGACAATCCTGCTTGTTGAGCCGCACGAGCATTTATAGCGGCTTGGTTAGCTAAACTTGCTTGGTTAGCAGCAGCACTTCCAAACTGAGATGCTTGATTCTGAGCCGCTTGAGTAGACAAACCTGCTTGTTGAAGTTGTTGGGCATTAAACTGAGCAAGAGCATTAGCTGCAGCTTGATTACTCATTCCTGCTTGCTGAAGATTTCCTGCGTTATATTGAGCCATCTGATTGGCGGCAGCTTGGTTCGCCAATGCAGCTTGATTAGCTGCTTGAGCGTTAAACTGTGATGCGGCATTAGCGGCAGCAGAACCTGCCAAACCTGCTTGTTGCAAGTTGCCTGCATTAAACTGAGCCATTTGATTAGCTGCTGCAGCATTAGCCAAATTAGCAGCCTGTTGGTTCATTGTGTTCATCTGACCAACATTCCAATCCATACCCTGATTTGCAATACCCGCTTGCAGTCCAGTAGCTTGGTTGGATTGAGATGCTTGCAAACCAGTAGCTTGATTAGCCCTTGCAGCCTCCAAAGCGGCTTGTTGATTTGCCAAACCAAACTGACCTGCCAATGCAAGAGCTTGTTGTGTAGTGGCAGCATCTTGAGCTTGATTAAGTTGCTGTGCTTGCATAGTACGAGCAATATCAGCCTCAGAAGCTTGTTGAGCAGCTTGGTAAGCGGCAGCATTCTGTTGAGCAACCAATCGAGCCGCATTCTCTCCAAATGCACGATTAGTCTCTGCTTCAGCAACACCCTGACGAGAACCACCAAAGGCTTTAGCAGCAGTTGCTTGTGCAGCAGTCTGTTGTTGTTGCAATTGACGTGAACGCTCTAAATCTTTTAAGCTTTGCTCAGTAACAGCTTGTGTATATGGATTCATATACTGCTGAATATTCTGATTCAAGAAAGATGCAGCTTCAATATCACGAACATTAGCCCGAGCTTGAGGAGCAATTTGTCCTAATGCTTCTGATGTAACATTAGCGCCACTTACTTTATCTGCAGCAATACGTTCTGCAGCAATACGCTCTGCATTAACATCACGAACAGCATCACGGCCTAGTTGAGCCGCTTGAGCTTGTGCAGCTTCACCTGCGGTAACCCCTGCAAATCGGTCAGCTGTATAACCTTGTGTAGTAGCAGTAGCAGCAGGACCTGCTGATACACCAGTAAATCGCTCAATAGGAGCAGCAATCTGGCCACCAAATCCTTGCGCTGTATAACCTTGAGAAGCTGCCAAAGAAGCAGGGTCTACATTTGCACCACCATAGAAGCCTGCACGAACATTTTGAGGTTGGTAATTTGCAACACGACCAGCAACATCAAACGCTGAACGCATACCAGTAAACACTTCGCTATTAGGGTCAGCAAAGTTACGATAAATCTGCGCACCAGTTAATTGGTCTTGGTTAAAACCCGCAAACTGTCGTGGAGCCAAACCTGCAGCAACACCTTGTGCGCTTTGTACATTTTGCAAATAAGCATCACGCAATGCAGGATCTAACTGCTGTGTTGATTGACTTGAACCACCAGACATAATTACACCTCCGTAGATAGCCAATAATGTGTTGGCTTCATGTTAAATTTGGATACAAAAGTTCTTGACCAGCCTCTACGCCCTGTTAAGGTGATCTTGCGGCAACCCATGTCTTCAGCGAACTTCTGAATATGGGGGGTGAATGTCTCTAGTTCTACTAGGTCACCAGCAGCCATAAATATATGCAAAACCTTCATTCTTGGAAAGTTTTGAACCTGAGTAATGACTGCGCTATTTACTCCAGGCCATAATTGCATCGTACAACTGTCAATACAGTCGGCTACGTCCTGCATATTATGAGTGTTATCGTATTCTAAAGCAGGTTCAAGTATTTTTTCTACTTTTTGAAAAGATACAGCCCATAATGGTAATTCACCATTAATTTTGTACTTTTCGTAGTCAATCATCTCAAACTGCCAGGCTTTCCATCAAATCGGATAACTCCAACTCGCCAATCAGATAATTCTTTGCCTTCAATACGAACAGAAATCTGTCTGCCAGTCATCCGAACAGATGTTGGAGAAGACATTGAATAAGGGCCATAGTTATATTTAACTGAATTTGGATAGAACTTGGTACTAAATCTAGCTTGTACTTCACCTGCAGTCTTCTCATCAGGTACTAATCCTGTCAAACTTAGCATCCTGTCGCCAACACCTAACTCTACTGGTCCAGACTCAGCATAAATAGTCTGTGAGTCATAGTTAAATCCAACTTCATGCTCATAAACATAGCCATCTGTAGAAACCATGATTGGATTAGAGAAGATTCCACGATCTGTACCGCAAGTACGAGCTAAAGTGCCAATAGCCCAATGATTCTCACGATAGTTGTAAGAAACATAAGAATCTACTTCATTTGATGCAGAACTTGGGTAAAACCACCAAATCTCACCATAGGATGAGTTATGGACACAATAGACTTTAGATGATTGAGTTGTATTCATATTGCTGAACACATAATCACTAACATCTGATGGCAATGGCTTTACAAAACCATCGTACATCCAAAACCCTGATCCAGACATCCAAATACAAGCATTGTCAGTAGCAGCTACCGCTTGTTTAGAAATAACACCACAGCCAGATCCAACACGCTCAAAACTGTAGATAAATGGTGGGCCAATGTATGTGGCAGTATGTACATCCACATCTGTAAACAGAATAGTAGCTCCACGAATGCGTTTAGCGCACATCAAAGAGCCAATTGTGGTCAACTCAAAGTCACCTGCTTGATTTGTTGCGGCAGGAGTCCAAACAGTATTATCTTCTTGGTCACACCATTGAACTTTACGAGGATTACCACCTGCACCCAAGGCAAATAAGAATCGTTCTTGAGTAACAATTAATCCTGTGCAACTGGTAGGAGCATTTGTAATAACTGCAGCATCTACGCCTGTATCCAATTGCCACTCAAGCAACTTACCATCTTTTGATGAGCAAGCAACCAAATACTGACCCCAAGTATCCATACTCCAAGTCGTTGCAGGAGTGTATTGGCCTAAATCTGGTCTAGCAACACCATAAGCAGAATTGCCATAAGTGCCATAACCATAACCGATTTTTAGTACAGCATCTGGATCGCCAACAGTAAAGCCAGTAGGTGTAATATCTGTAAGAGTACCACCCTCATTCATTGCATAAAGCTTTGAATGTGTACCAATTCCGATACGTCTATTATTAGAGTTATCTCGCCAGTTAATCAAACCCCTAGCCATGCCAGTAAGTTGATTAGTTGATCGCTTTCTCCAACCACCTACTGGACGAACTGTACCCTCGTACCAACGTACTAAATTAGACCCGTTCCAACGTCCTTTGGATTGGTAATCAGTACCATTTTTGTACACACCTGGAGGAATTTGAAGTGGAATGTAAGCCATATAAGCATTCTATTATGGTGGCGTTGGAAGTGTATCTGGCAATGGCGCTACATAAGTAACGCTAACAACTGCAGATGGTATACCAGGATGAGGACTTGTTGCGGCAGTAGTTTCAAGAGCCAAAGCAGTATCACTTCCTGCCCAAAAAAATTGTAAATACTGACCGCTACTTAAATCAATACTAAAATTCCAGTTGATGTTGGTGTGGTTATCAGAACCTTCAATGGTGTATTGATGCGTGGTATATCCAATAGTAGTTCCATCGCGCTTCATCCAAAGAAAAATATCTTTTGCAGAAGCATTTGTGCTTTTGACTTGTCCAGAGAACTGAAACTGATATATTCCACCATAAATAGCAGTAATCTTAGAGCTATCAACAACACTCAAATTGTTTCCTAGATATGTATTGTTAAAAGTAACCGCATATCCAGTATTGTTAGCAGCAAGGATTTGATCTTCTGTGCTAAAAAATAATCCATTAGGAGTGTCAATATATCTAATCCCCGCTGGGCCAAATAACGATGACAAAACACCCATCAATCTGATGAAAAACAACCTCAAAACATTGTTATTTTGATTTTGTAAATCTTGAGAATAAGAAAGACCAGAAGTCCCCAAAGGAGGTACTGGTGGTATTTCTAATTTCTGGTTAGCCATTACTTTTTAAACCAAGTCTGCCAAACAGCACCTGCTGCCACAATCACACCACCAATCCACAAAATTGGTTGTGCAATAGAAGCAATCCACCCAAGAACTTTAATAGCTCCCTGGGCAGCATCAATAGCCTCAACAAGACCTTTTGTATTGTTATCAATACGATCAACCTTGCTTTCTACAGCAACAAGTCGATCATATATTTGCTCATGGCTTACATCACTCATGGTGCATCAGGCCATGTAATTGTCCAGGGGAAACCAGACTGAGCTGTAATATCACGCAAAGCTTGACGATATGTAGCCCAAACAGCTTTACCAACAGGTGCATCTGCTACTTGAGTCCAATCACACTCAGCTAACTTAGCATCACGAGAAGCACGAACAGATTTAGCCTGTTCAGCATCTTTAGCAGTAATGGCTTCAGAATCCATTTCGGCAACAGAATACTTTGTATACCACTTGCCATCAATCTGTTCTACTCCATCAGCAAAACCAACTTGATAACGTGTTGGCTGTGCTTGTGGGCCTTCAAACACTACATCAGCACCAAAGTCATTAAGCAATTCTTCGCTCAATTGTTGTGGCATGGATGTGTTTGGGTGTAATGCACGAAATTCACTCTCGTACATGACTGCGCCTGTTTCTCTGATTCGTACTTGCATGATTTTTCCTTACGCTATCGCCAAAAAGATGTAGCTTGCGCCATTTGTGTTGATTGCCGCCAAGATTGAAGCATTGACCGCAAAGCCTGTTGAAACTGTTGTAACAGAACCAAGGGTTGCAGATTCAGCAGCTGTACTGTTCAGCAACAAATATGGGTCAGTCAATGTTGTCATGCCACGGGCTGTGTCATAAACGTACCAGTCGCCAGTTGAGTCTGTGCGCTTAAGCAATACAAACCTTGCACCGCCTGTGAAACCACAATCAATAGTTTGAGTTGATCCGTTACCTGTGTAGCTTCCTACTTTGGAAACACCTGCGCAGGTTGCAAATAGGTAGGCTACATAGTTGTCGCTGTAATCAAAAGCACCCGTCCCTAGCGTAAATGTTGTAGATGTTGCTGTTGCAGACAATCCTGTACTAAGTGCGTCCGTTGCATTTAGTAAAAGGTAACCAGTTGTATTTGGACGCATTACGCCCCACGGCTCGACACCACCTCTACGCTTGACGATTAGCAATTCTGGAGTAAC